CAAACTCCATCGCAAGCGATGTCGTTTGGTTTTTAATGTCGTTTGCAAGCAAACTCCATTAAAAAGCTATCTCGTTTGCAAGCAAACTCGGTAGCTATTGGATGTTCCCTCCACCCTTATTTAAAAGGGTTTCTAAAGGTTATTCAAAGGGTATCTAAGGGTTGTTGGTATGTAAATATTTAGTAGTTTAGTATTGTAATTTCAGTATACAAATAAGTAATAAATGCAAACACCCTGTATAATAGCTACTGTTCTTAGTACTAAAGGTTATAGTATTGAATGGAGAGATGTAGTTAGACCTAATGTACTTAAACGAGATAAATACAGGTGCAAGCATTGTGGTTTAAGTAATCGAACTCCGTATACATTAGAAAATAGAACTAGAATAATATTAGATGATGCTTGGTTATTAGAGTCAACTGCAACTGCAACTTCTGCTTATCTTAAACAAAACATAAGCAATAGCGGTGTTTATACAATGAGCGTTTACGCTAAAGCGGGTACTTCGGATTGGGTATCATTGTTAACTGCGGGAAGCCAAAGCGCGTATTTTGATTTAGCAAACGGTGTGTTGGGTTCTGCAACTTCCAATGTTGTAGACTCAAATATTGAAAGTATCGGAAACGGATGGTATAGATGTATTGCGGTGTTTGATAATACGGGTTTTCCATCTAACATTTACAGACACTATATGGTGCCGTCAGCGAGTGCACTATTTGGACAATCGTGGTTACCAACAAGTGATACTTCTTTGTTTATTTACGGGCATTCTTGGGAATCAGGCAGCTACCCTACCTCATATATCCCTACCTATGGGACAAGTCAAACGAGGTCTGCTGATGATATGGACACTACTTTTAGTTCGGCTATTGCTACTAATGGAAGTGCTACAATTTTCTTTCACGATTTAGGTGTTGCTGATAGTGATGATATAAATACAACATCTGCGAGTTATAGGTATCAAGCAAGTACGGGAAATTATGTTTCCTTAACAACAAACGATACCGCTTGGAGATTGCGTGTTCAAGGTGGCGGTAGTTCTAATTTTAAAGGACTAAATGACCATCCTAAAACGAGTCCAATAAAAGTTGCAGTAATTGTTTCCTCTACACATTATTCAATTTTTGCAAATGGTGTTAAAGAAGTAGACAACGAATCATTAACAACAACTGGAGATTTTTCTTCTATTCAAAATTTCATAACCAATATCCAAGATAATACAGGTGTGAGAAAAGCAGTACAACATTTAGTATTCCCAACGGCATTAACTGATAGCGAGTGTATCGCCTTAACAACTTTATAAGATATGAGCATTTACGATAAAGCGAGTCTTGTACTCATTCCTTCAGGAACAAAGACAAGCAAGGTGTATAGCCAAAAGCCTGTTAATGGAGATGGTGATTTTACTTTCTCAAGGTCAACTGCTGCAACAAGGGTTAATGCAGATGGTAATATAGAGAAGGAGACTCAAAACCTGCTCTTGCAGAGTAATAGTTTTAATACTACTTGGAGTGGATTTAATGGAGCAAGTGGACAAACAGGTTATGATGGTTCAAGCGATGCTTGGAGATATGATTCAAGTTCAAGTGTTTTGCGACTGCAACAAACTGGTATTACATTTAGCGGTGTACACACTTTTAGTTTCTACGCAAAATATGTAGATGCCCAATGGTTTGCTTTGCAAATCGCAGGAACTACTGATGAGAGTGCTTGGTTTGATATTCAAAACGGAACGCTTGGCTCAACATCAAGTGCCGTTGATTCATCTATCACAAGCATAGGAGGTGGTTGGTATAGATGTTCGGTAACGGGTTCTGCAAGTAATCAAAACAGGGTTCGTTTGTATGTCGTAGGAAGCGATGGAAGTCTTTCAAACATTACCGCTTCATTGTTAATTCAAGATGCCCAACTTGAGCAGGGACTTGTAGCAAGAGACTATATAGAAACGACTACTGCTGCCGTAGAGGGAGGTATTACAGACAATGTACCAAGATTAGATTATACGGATAGTTCGTGTCCTGCGCTCCTGTTAGAGCCGCAGAGAACAAACCTTGTTACGCAGTCAGAATATCTGCTTGGTGGAAGCGGTTGGAGTGCTGCCAATTTAGATAGAAATGCTAACGCTGTTGTTAGTCCAGAAGGAGTTCAAAACGGAACTGAAATTGTAGCAACTGGCAGTGGTGGTCATCCTATATATGAGGATTTATCTTCTACTTCAAATGGAACTTATACATTAAGTATGTTTGTTAAAAAAGGTGTTAATACTTCCAAAGGAGATTTATCCGATGGGTATAGTACAACAAGTGCATCTTTTGATTTAGATACCGCTACTATTAATGCAGATACTGCTCAAACATTAAACCCATTTATTGAACCATATAATAATGGTTGGTATAGAGTAGGATACACTCTTGCAGTTACTGCGAATCAATCACAACCCGCTCTTTATTTATTTGACTCAAGTGGCAATCAAAATTATACTGCTAATGGAGAAACAATGTATATCTACGGATTCCAAATTGAAGCAGGAAGCTACGCAACATCCTACATACCTACCTATGGTACGAGTGTGACGAGGAATGAAGATTCGTGTGCTGCAACGAGTGTTGAAGATTTAATAGGTCAAACACAAGGTACTTTGTTTGCTGAATTTACTATTGATAATAGTATAATTACAGGAGCAAATAGGATTTTCAGTGCTACTGATGGAACGACTAATAATAGAATGTTGTTGCTTTCTAATTCAGCAGAATCAATGCGTTTTTATCTTGCTTCTGGAGGTTCGGTAATTTTTGACCAAAACTACTCGTCTATTCTTAATGGGCCACATAAAGTCGCTTTAGGATATTCTACAACAGGGTTAGTTGGATATATGGATGGTGTAAAGTTATTTGAAACTACGGCATCATATAATATACCTGCAACAACAAATCTATATTTAGGAACTATTGAAGGAGGTTCATCGGGTGCAGGAATGGAAGGTAATGCAAAACAAGCCCTTGTATTCAAGACACGACTATCAAACGAAGAATTAGCAGACTTAACTACATAATATGAATACATTTAGAAAATACGAGTTTGGCTCTCAAGGAGCAGCTACAACTAAAATCAATGCTTTAGGTGTTGATGAAGAAGGTAACCCTACACACCCTCACTCAATCGTAAGACTCGGTCACATAGTCGTAACCGAAGGGACATACGATGATGAAGGAAACGAACTAACACCTCCTGTACTATCCGATAACTATTGTGTAGATGTTCTATGGAATGGTGAGCCTGTAGAGTCTTGGGATAGCAATATGATATGGTGTGCGCCTATCGGTGTCCATACATTCGGTAGCAGTTCAGCTATTCGTGAGTGGACAGAGACTTGTAAGGAGTTGCATCCTGATTACTTCCCAGAGCCTGAAGAAGACGATTTACCATAATGCAAGACCCTAACTACATACCCTCTCGTACTTCCCCTAAAGGGGGGAGGCGAGGTTGCCTATGTTGGGAGACCTCAACATATTCTATAGACTGTTGTGATGGTAGTGTAAGGGCGCAAGGTGTAGGTAGTGTTTACCTAACCGATGAAGACTAATGCAACTATCCAAGAATCTATCGTTGCAAGAACTGAAGAAATCTGCTACTGCAATCAAGAAAGGTATCTCTAATGAGCCGACTATTGAGCATATGGAGAATCTTAAAGCTCTTGCAGAGAATATCTTTCAGCCTCTTCGTGATTACTTTGGAGTACCTATTGCGGTTACTTCTGGTTATCGTAGTGCTTCTCTTAACAGGATTATTGGCGGTAGCAGTACCTCTCAACATTGTAAGGGGGAGGCAATAGACTTGGATGCAGATGTTTACGGAAACCTCACAAACGCTGCAATCTTTGGTTATCTTAAAGACCACACTGACTTTGACCAACTTATATGGGAGTTCGGTGATGAGATGAATCCTGCTTGGGTTCATTGCTCATATACACAAGGTAGAAATAGAGGCGAGGTGTTAGTTGCTTACAGGGATGGAGGTAAGACACGCTACAAACGATTATGAAAATGGATGCTACAGATATAAAAGTATTTCTAATGAATACCTCAACAATGGCGTTATCTTTCGCCAACATAGAGGCAACCCTAAAAATTACTTTGCTCATAGCTTCCATTGGGTATACTGCTCAACGGTGGTATATAATGAATAAGCAAGATGGCTCAAGAGACTAAATCTTTTTTAAAGGAAAATTGGTCTATGTTGATATGGCTTGTTGCAGCAGTCTTTGCAGCAGGTGGTATCTATGCAGAGTTCTCATCACTCAAGATGGAACTACATACTGTACACGAAAGACTTGACAAAAAGATTATTGTAATCAACGACATAGAGGATAGAATCTATGTTCTTGAGATGCACGATGAGTACGAGAAAGGATATAAAGATTCACAAAACAATAAATAAATGAATGACACCGACTTCGGGTTTGCAGACTCCTTTGAGGATTTTGTAGATGAGATGACTAATGACAAGGCTAATGAGAATGCCTGTAGTATTGATAACCCAGAATGTGAGGCGTGTGGCAGTTAGGTATTGTGTAACTGAACCTAAAGAATGTACTTGTAAAAAGAATTGTAATGAACCCACTAATAACAAAACTACTCGGAAAAAGCGCACAGGAGACGATAGAAGCCGTTTCTAATGTCGTAGATAGGTATGTATCCACTCCAGAGGAGAAAGAGGCTATAAGAGCTTCTATTGAGTCGGAGATTAGTTCTCGTTGGAGAGCGGATATGAAAAGCGATAGTTGGTTAAGCAAGAATGTAAGACCACTAACCTTGATTGTAGTGATTAGCTTTCTGGTAATTACCACCTTCTTTGATGGGTTGGGCTACCTACAGGTAGACCCTGCTTGGATAAGTTTATGGAATATGTTAAGTGTAACAGTAGTAGGTGGATACTTCGCAGTACGCTCTCTTGACAAGAGAGGTAATGTTAAATAATCGTTGATAACTTTTGGTGTTTAAGTTTGGTGGGTTATCCCACCTTTCTTTTTTTTTATATATATATTATATATAGAGATATTATATATAGTAGTTATAATATATAGAGACCTATAGGTCTCTTATTATATATATAGATATATTTATATATAGAGGCACTCGCCTCTTTTTTTTTGCTCTTTATGTTGGGTGTAAATAATTTTGTGTACATTCGTATCAAATCAAAAACAACTATGGATATTAAAGACCAATACTTAAACTTGTGCGAGGCACGAGTTGAAGCACTCGCAAACGAAGTAAGACTCCTCAAGGAGTTCATCATTAGAGACTATGCCGCTAAGGGTATAGATGCAGAAACTGTTATGGATATGTTTAACGCATACAAAATCAATGAAGACCGTAGTAAAAATTAAGCAGACTGAATACCCAAAAGAATATGAAATCAATGAACTCACAATACAAGACCACTTCTACTTACACTTCGGATTTCCCGATGACAGAAGACTCCACGCCTCCAACCATTCTGCCCAACTCGCAAAGTACAACCACACAGAGGTTGACACCAAGCTACTATTTAGGGGAGTACAAAGGGATTGAGGCATTTGATGTGTGTATGGATTTCGCAAGAGACTCCTACAACATTGGTGTAGCTATAGCGTATCTACTTCGTGCAGGTAAGAAGAAAGACAATCCTAAAGCTCAAGACTTGAGAAAAGCTATACACCATTTAGAAAAAGAATTGGAATATGAAGAAAGAATTAACCCTCTCCCTCACGCTACCGAAGACCATAAGTCTTAACGCACTCTACGCAGGTAAGCATTGGACATTTAGAAAAAAGATTAAAGATGGCTATAAAAAAATCGTTGAAGAACAACTGGCTCGTTACGACCACCATATTGCAGAGAGTATGTCTATCCATATTAGGTACAATACTCGTGCCGATGTGGACAACCTTGTACTTGTTTCAAAATTTACTGCTGATACTCTCGTTGCTAACGAATGGATTGCAGACGATAATCCTAAACACTACAACCGCCTCACTATCACTTTTGACCAGAGCGTTGAAAAAAATTATTGCGAAGTTGAGGTTAGATTAAAGGGAGCAACCTTGCGAGTATAAACATTTTTATTAACTTTGAACTATTAACTAAATTAAATAGATATGACTAAAGCATCAGTCGTTAAGGACATCAAGTCCGCAGGTCAGCCCTACGAAGGGCAGTACGGAACTCTATATGGGTTCTATGTAACATTTGAGAACGGAGACAATGGGAAGTACAATTCCAAGTCCGAGCATCAAACAAAGTTTGTAGTAGGTGAAGAGGCTACTTACGAATACATTGGTAGAGAGTATCAAGGTAAAACCTACTACACGGTTAAGCCTGTAAACCCTCAGTACGCAAATGTAACACCATCTTCTAATGGTAGTGCATCTGGTAAGACTACTGCTCATTCATCAAAGGATGAGATAATTATTAGACAAACGGCATTAAAAGCAGCAGCAGAGTTGGGTGGTACACCTCAACAAGTTATTGCGAATGCACAGACCTTTGCTGATTGGGTGATGAAGAAAGCGGAGCTTCAAACATCTCAAGAGCAACACTTTGCAGGAAGGCAGGAAGCCCAACCAAAAGCAGAACCACAACCTGTGGATGCTGAAGGTTTGCCATTCTAAAAAGATACCTATATTTGAAGGGGGCGCATTGCGCTCCCTTTTTAACTCTTGAAACACTATGTCAAAAATATCTTATGCCGATGTGTTCGGTAAACTTGATGATGTCCGAATGGGCAAGGTTGAAGAAGGCATCAAGTTCGGTCAATGGAATCTTGACCAATACCTCCGATTTAAACGAGGAAACTTTAATGTAGTTCTGGGACACGCTAATGTGGGTAAGACTTCAGTCACCTTATATCTAATGTTGCTACAAGCAATAAGAAATGATTTGAGGTGGTTGGTGTTTAGTTCCGAGAACACACCTGTATCTCTCATTAAAAAGGTTAGTGAGTTCTTCTTGGGTAAGCCTATAAACCAAATAGAAGAGGATGAGTTTATGATGGCTCAAGACCTTATTCAACGATACTTTGTTATTATTGATACGGATAAGAAGATGTACACCTATGCTGAGTTGTTAGAGGAGGCTACAGACATCTACCACGAGGAAGGCTTTGATGGTTTTATGATTGACCCTTACAACTCGTTAGCAAAGGACAAGGAGATGTACAAAACACTTGGAGGTCACGAGTACGATTATGAGGTGGCTACCCACTTTAGGAATTGGGCAAAGCAACACAATGTAAGTATATGGCTATGCGCTCACGCAGTTACTTCTGCCTTGCGTATGAAACACCCACAAGGACACGAGTATGCAGGGATGCCTATACCACCAAGCGCAGCAGATATTGAGTCGGGGGGTAAGTGGGTGAACCGTGCAGATGACTTTATAGTGATACATCGTTATAAATCTCACCCTACCGAATGGATGTACAACCACATCATTATCTCTAAGGTAAAAGAGGTAGAAACAGGAGGTAGACCTACACCTTTGGATGAGCCTGTAAAATTTCGTAGCTTACCAAATAATGTAGGCTTTGAGATACACGGAGAGAATCTCATTAGCAAGAAAGAAAAAGAACAAGGTAAGATGCCTTTTTAGTATATTGTGACTATGGAAGAAGAAGTATACCAATGGGTAAAAGGAGGTAGCAAGAGCATCGCATTGCTTTGGTTAAGACAAAAGAATGCTGACCTAATGCAGATAGCTAACGCACTAAAACCTCAAGACCTTCACAACGATTACGAGATGGATATATTCCTTGACCTTATGTCTATCTATGGTGCTATCAATAGTGCTATAGATATGGTTGAGGATGTACAACAAAAGGTCTGGGAGGCAGAGGCTAAGAACGCAGACCTGAAGCTCACCATAAGGCATCTATCCTCTAAGGTTACTGAATACGAAAAACGATTAGATAATTTAAACGAACACCTAAAATGATTGCAAACGAACTACACCTACAGGAAGAGTATGACAACTATGTCATCTTCAACAAGATTAACCCTAACCGAGAGCATAGAAATGTGATGGCAAGGTTTGCCTTTATGGTTGCAGCGAGAGACATCTACAACACCTTGCAGATAGCGAGAGTGATGAAGAAGAATCACGCTACGGTGATATGGGCTTGGAAGAACCACGATACTAACATCAAGTTTGACAAGCAGTACCTTAGTTACTACAACCAGAGTTGTGATATTATTGATAAGATACGCAACGATGAAGAGCAGAGTGAGGAGATGTCCTTGCGTAAAGAGAATGCTAAATTGAGGGAAAGGTTAATAAATGTTAGGGAAGATTTGATAAAAGCTCGTAAAGAGTTGTATATTAGGGATGAAGAGATTAACCGCCTAAAAAAGTATGAACTTAGCGATTGACATAGCACCCCTTTACGGATTATTACTTGGAGTAAACTATTGGAACTCCGAGTTAGATGATGACTATGAGAATCCCAAGTACCACTCTTTGCAGTTGTGCTTTGGGATTTTTGCTATTATAATTACTTGGGCTACTGAAAGAGAAGAGCAATGAATCTACTACACTTACTTGCTGAGTATCACAAGGAGTGGCTAAAGATGGCACACAAGTTTGGCGCAGGAGACTACGCTGAAGACATCGTGCAAGAGATGTACATACGCTTGAATAAGTATATAGACAAGCCAGAGCGTATAATGTACAAGAACCAACCCAACAAGTTATTCATATGGGTTACCCTTCGGAATATGGTTCGCACCTTCCAAAACAAGAAAGACTTAATGGTATACACAGGTGATATGGTTGAGTACGATATTGCGGATGAAGAGTACAACCTTATCCAAGCACAAGGCTTTGAAAAGATAATTGACAAGGTATGGGATATAATGAAAGACCAACATTGGTACGACCATAAGATGTTTGAAATCTACCACACCACCAATATGTCAATGAGAGATATAGAGAAGGAAACAGGCATAAGCCTCTTCTCCATTTTTGATACACTAAGAAAATCTAAAGAGTATGTCCACGAAAAAATCAAAGAAGACTACGAAGACTACCAGAACGGTGAAAGCGAAAGAATCTAAAGGTTTAGGTGATGATATTGAGAAAATCACTAAAGCTACAGGAATCAAGAAGGTAGTAGACACCTTTGCAGAACTTACAGGTATAGACTGCGGATGTGATGCAAGGAAAGAAAAGCTCAACAAGTTGTTCCCTAAGAAGACTCAACCTCTATGCTTAGAGGAGAGTGAGTACAATTACCTGAAGGAGTTCTTTGCAGAGTTTAAGGGTAGGGAGTTAAGACCTCGTTACCACGAGCAACTATCAAGAATCCACTCAAGGATATTCCAACACAAGTTCTATATCCCTTGTACTTGTAACCCAAGAGAATGGAAGAGGCATATAGATGAGTTAAGAAAGGTGTATGACCAATACGAAACTGAGTAAGTTACTATTAGCTTGGTTGACCTCTCAAGGTCATAAGGTTTTAGAATATGAAGAGAGTAAAGGTATTGCTACAAGATTCGGAAACGAGAAGTATCGCTTTGACATTAGCGGTTCTTTTGGGGGTATTAGGGTTACTTACGATTCTGGGGTTTTCTACTTCTACGATGGTGAGCAGTTAATCAAAGAGACAAACCTCAATGAGTTTCATTAAAGGAGATATTGGTGAGAGCCTATGGTGTACCCATCTTGAGAACAAGGGACACTACAACATAACTACTGCACCTAAGAAGAAGTTCTACGATTGGGATGTGAGAAGTGAGTTTAGCAATCGCCATTATACCTTTGAGGTAAAGTACGATAGTAAGGCTTATTGGTGGGCTAATAGAAGAGGGACTCCAGAAGAGCCTAATCTTTACATAGAGTTCAAGAACACAAACAAAGATGAAGACTCAGGTATCCGAGCCTCTAAAGCGTTGTACTATGTTTATATGCTTGTAAGAGATGAATCAGTTACTGCCTTTGTATTTGAGCGCAAGGGACTCTTAAAACACTTAGAAGATATAACCTATAAGGTGGTAGGTAATTCAGCTACAGGAGATGATAACGCATTGGGCTGGATACCACCTCTTACTTCTTT